CCGCTGCCGGGGAGTCACCTTTTCCGATAAACAGGCGTTAAAGGTCGCCGCTGAATTGCAGATTGACCTTGGATACGTTCTCGCGTGCGTGCACGCGGAAAGGGCAAAGCGTCCCGAAATTCGCGCCGCCTGGGAGCGGGTCGCCGTCCGGGTCGCCGCCGCCGTGGTGCTTGGGATAGGGGCCGGAGGGATGCTTGCGGGATCGCCCGACTTTACAGCCTTCGCCCAAGTCGCCCAGGTAAGCGAGGTCTGTATATTATGTAAAATCCCGGTGCGCATCCAAGACATTGATTTTAATCCTATCTACGTCGCACTCGCGTTTATCGGCGCCGCTTTACTCGCCCGCCGCGCCCGCTGAAATAATTTTTACTTTCGGCGTTCATCTACCGAATTACCAGACTCGCACGGGGAGGTGCGATTTTGTGTCCAAAAAAAAACAAGCACGCCCGCCGTTCGATCTATTCGGCGAAATACCTGTCACCTGGTCCGACTGCGCCGTCTGGTGCCTTGCCGTGCCGGGGATCGCCCCCGACTCGCCCCGCTTCGCCTCTTACGTCCGGGGCTACAACGTCCCGGATAAGGTGCGCCGCGCCATCGCCGAGCGCAGTTTTATGGATACCTTGCGCGAAGGACTCACCCAGGCGAACCGCTTATCCCTGGGGGCGTTGCACTTTTTCCAGACGCAGACCGGTCGCACGTTCCTCGATGCGGTCCAGCCTGTTGTGCGCGCGATCAATATCCCGTCTCAAATAGCGCAGTTCCACGCGCAAACCGCCCCAGGTCACCAGGCCGCACGCCAATCCACCCAACAGGCTAGGCAGGAGCTCCAGCAGCACGAGTTAGCGCCGCTCGGGGATCGCAACCGCCCCCGCCCCAAAAAGCGCCGTCAAACCATCAGCCAACAGGTGATAGTGCGCAGGCAAAAACATCTTGCTGACTTGCGCCAGGGTCGCAATGCCCGCGTGGGTACTGGCTTCGCCGAATCGATTACGCAACCATCCCATGATGCCGCCCCCCTAGAAGATCGAACGAAGAAACCGCCCCGCAGGGCAGGCGAAACTTGCATCCCAGGTGCGCCCCTCGCGGATCGCCCGGTCACAATCGGATTCGTTGGTCTCAGGCACGCCCAGGGCGCCCCCGATGCCCACCACCACGCCATCAACCGTCCCGAGAATTCCGCCCGCAGCCGCAGCCCCCAGGGACTTTCCCGCGCCCGCCAGCCCGCCCCGGCTGACAATGAAAACGAGCAGGCCCACCGCCACCAGGCCGGCGCCGGCAATCGCCAGGTTAAAAAGATCGCGGTTCATGCGAGAAATTCAACTACGCCATTGGGAAGCGTTCGCGTATAGCCCACGCCGGGGAGATAAACGAATCCGTTCGGATTGTTCGCCGCGTGATACAGGCTCGATGCCGGAACGATTGCGCCGCCCGTGCGCACACGTCGAAACGTCCACCAGGCCGCCGCCATCGCCGCCGCCACCGCCACCGCCGCAATGATCGCGTTCGTGTGTTTGCTCATGCCGATACCCCCAAAAATAACGCCGCTTCACTCGCCCGCCGCGTGCTCAGGCCCGCCGATGCCACCAGGCGCCCGCCAATGTTCACCTTGTTCCAAAGGGCAAACGCCGCCGCCGCGCCCGCGGTATCGCCCGCGTTCAGGCGCCGCAGCACGCTCGATGTGCGAAACGCCCCCGCGCCGATATTGAAAGCCAGGGATACGAGCGCATCGTATTGTTCCTGGGTAATCGGCACGCTCACCAGGGCATTCACCGCGGATTCGGCGGTGTCCAGGTCGCGCACCAGGAGGGACAGCGCCCGTTCCTCGGTAATCGCGCCGGGGAATGATTCAAAAGGGCCGATTAAATGCCCGTAGCCAATCGTCCACTTGCCCGCTTGATCCTGGTATTTCGTCAGGCGCAGGGCTTCGTGTTCCTTGATCGCATCAATGCCCGAAATCGATATATTCATGCGCCGCCCGCCGATCATTGAATTCAATCCATACCCCACCGATAGAAAAGAATTAATTACCCCGCTGCCGGTGTCGCCTTCGGTGTCGCCTTCGTCCTGCAGCTGCATGAGATAGGCGCCGCCCAGGGCGCCTTCGCCGCCGCTATCGTTCCAGGGGTCATAGTTCGCCCCGGTGTATTCCATCAGGGCGCCGGGATTCTGGCGCCGCCTGGCGTACACAAATGCGCCCGCAGTTGCCAGAGCGCCAACAAGCACCACCAAAAGCGCCGAGCGCATGATTAATCCGCGGTCTCGATGTTTGCGTCCTGGAAAATTTGCGCGAGACTCCCATCAGGCAATTCCGAATCGGTCACCTTCAGCGCTTCACGAAATTCCGAAAAGGTCAAAAACTCCGACGCGCTGCCCGCACGCGAGACCACGCCAAGCACCAAGTCTCGGTATTTAACGTGCGCCGCGTTTTTGTCGACTTTGGGTACATAGTTGGGATTGCGGATTTTCATAGCGTGCCTTCCTTAAACCGTCTCGGTGTAGCCTTCGACGAATTGACTTATATTTTTCGCCACCGCATAAGACCAGCACACGAATCCTTCGCCCGGTGCCAGGCGTATGGGTTCAAAAGCAATAACCTCGATTGGTTTCCAAATAGCTTCAAAGGGTAAATAATCCGAGGGACTGCCAAGCAATCCGGGGTTCGATGTGTAGCGCAATTCGATTACGCCATTGGCGCCTGTTTTTTTACTGTGCAAATAATTTCCAAATGTCAGCGCCGTGTTATAGCGCCCGAATCCGCATCGCTCGCCAGAATGGTTGTAAGACCAATAACGGAGCGATCGAATAAATAAATTCACCCCCGACGCTGCCGGGTTCCACACCTGCACATGCCCGTATTCGCCCGCCGATCCCGCCGCCTGGTTGTAACCCATGAAGGCCGTATCGTTGACGGTGCGTGCGCGTTCACCGTCCACCACTTCAACCGATCCCACGGTACGGTCATAGTCGATTACGCCGTCCGATATAAACCAGGTGACCGACTGCGCCGATGCGGAATAGACGCTAAACGAATCGAATTCCTGGCGCACGCCGAAACCGCCGAGCACGCCGATTCCGTCGCCTTTGAGTTGTTGCCCGTTCATAAAGAAACGAAGTTCCACCTGGGCAGTACAGGAAAAGAGCTTGAAATAGCCGCCCGGAATCTGGAAGCGTTTTGTCTCTGCCGCGGTAAAGGATTCTGTTTGTGTGCTCATTTTTTACCCCATACGGTCGCCACCGCAACAAGCGCCACCGCGCCGACTGCGACATAGAACAATGTTTGCTTCTCCGCGCCGCTGCCTTTGGAGTTATCCCAGGCCGACGCAATCAGATTGCCTTGCGCTTTCACCTGGTCGCCCGCGATCGTGAGCACGTTTAACCCTTGCGAAAAAACGGTGCGAGCAAAATCGAGCGAATCGGTAAAGGCTTTTCCCGTAAGCGTTGCGTTACGGTCTACCGTTTCAAGGGCGCCCACCGTGGAATTGTTCGCAATCAGCGCCGCATTCGCGCCCGCCTTCGTTGCAAAATCAAAGGCTTCGATAATCGCGTTCGCATCTAAAGCATTGACCGTGACGGTAGACGAATCCGACGATAGGCCGACGCCCGTATCCACCGCCACGCGCTTGTCATAATTCTGCGTTGTTGTCGATGTGTTCGATGCCGATGACGAGCCGCCGCCATCGCCCCCGCCGCCGCCATGCAATCGCATACGCCCGCCGCACGCCTGGAAAGCGCCCAGGGGCAGGATGCCGGTGTGAGCATTAATCCGCATGTGCGGGCTTCCTCAAGGTCCAATGCGTGAGCGCATAGCCTTGCGCCTGGAGCTTTCGCACCAGGCCCGCCCGGGCCGTACTGATTCGGATGGCGTGCACGTTTTTGAATCGAGCTTCAAGAAGGGGCAACAGTTCCGCGGTCAGGTCATGCCCGCGCCGCTTGCCCGCTGCCGCCAGGATCACCCCTTCGCTGCCGCCCGCGAAATTTTCAATGCGAAGGATGAAATGCCCCACCAGGGCGCCGTTTTCGCGCACGCTGAAAAGCAATGTATTGATCGGATCATTGAGCAACATGCGCCCGTAATCTTCCACGCGAAAACAGGGCGCCCGCCGCACCGAGGGCATAAGCACCTGGCGCACTTCCTCGCACCATTGAGCCCGCTCGATGGTCAATCCGGTGTCGTTCATTTTCGTTGTAGCTTCGTCCAGGCGAGAATGGCAATAACCAGCACGCCCGCAATTATCGGAATAGTCCACTTGCTAGATTCCGACGCTGACAAATTGCCCGCGCCAAAATTGACATTGAAACCGCCAAAATCCGGGGCATTGACCGATACGCCGCTCGATGCGTCTGCACGCGAAGGCCCGCCGCCGCCGCCGGATGCCGGGGCAAGCACTTTCCCAAGCACCTGCGAACCTGCATTAATGAGAGCTGCACCCGTTACCGGATCAATCATTGAATCACCCCCGAGAATCGAACCAGTAATTTGCTTGCCGATACTCGGGTCAGCTTCACCCGATGGCACGGTCAATCCTTGACGAGGTAAACCACCACCGCCAGAAGCGCCGCGCCGCCAAGCAACCAGGGCGCCCAGGAGGGCATGGAATTGGATTTCTGCATGGCCGCGCCCGTTGGCATGCCCCGCGAATAAAGCTGCCCATAATTATTTTGGGCAAGCGTTTTATCGCGTTCGAGCTGAAACGGTTGAATGAATTCCGAATCGATCGCCGCTGTCAAACCGTACCGGGCGATTTGCTGAAAAACGGAATCCCAACCTACAGGCGCATTAGTTTCGTACATGGTGCGCCCCTGTTTAGTTGTTGTTCAGCGGGTCATAAATTTCTGCAATCACGGTGACATTGCCCGAACCCGAAACGGTCATATACCATTCTTGACTGTTCGCGTTCGCCATGTTGAGCGCCGAGGATTGATTGCCATCCTTGATGAAATCGATGGTCTGGAAACTGGTTTGCGGTGTGCGCCCGTTTCGGGTTTGCGAATAACGGTTTACCGCGTTGGTGGCTTTGTGGATCGTGATCCCGTTCTTTTTGACTTCCGCCGCGGTAACAGTAGATCCGTACAGATGCACTCGCTTGATCGTGCAGCCCGCCGCCCGCCCGTAAGGAAGATCGAACGGGAAAGTTCCCGATGCCGCAGGGCTCACGGTGTACTGGAGCACCTTTGCAATTAGGCCGCGGGTTTGCGGATCCGCTTGCGGTGCCGGTGATACTTCTGCGAAGGCTACAAGCGTTGGGGCTGTCGCCCCCGTAATTGTTATCTCGCCGGTGAGCGATTGAATGCCCGCCGTTGTATCGATCGCGCCGACTCGCTGCCCCTGGATCGTCTTCGATTTCAATTCCGAAAAATCGAGCGCGAGATAGGCCGCGTCTGCGGTCTCGCCACGGTAGCTCATGCGAAGATTCGCAATTGTTCCCGTGTCCTTCATAATCGTTTTTGTGTTCGCCTTGAGATCGATGTCGGTAAGCATCGCTTTGGTAAGCGAAGTACCTCCCAGTTCAAGCAGAATCGATTCGACGGTGTAACCGAGCAGATTCGAAAAGTTGATAGTTGCCTTGCCTGTAGCAACCACGTTTTGAAACGGCAAGCATTCGATGAGCATCGCGGGCGCCCCTGTTACAGGTCTTTAATGAGGGGAATGTTCGCCTGTACCGCAATGGGCTTGATGACGTACTTGGTCACCAGGAGATACCCCATAAACCAGGCTAGGCCGACTGCCGCGTCTTTCAACATGATTCGCACCTCAAAATTAAATTAGGGTTGTTGCTACTGTGGCAGTAACCCTAATTCCCGCGGTGCATCCGAATCAAGTTCGCCCCCTATGTGCCGGGGGCTATAGGCGAATTAAACTATTCTGCGAAGGCGTTTTATTTTTTCAATATCGGTAACGCCGCGGGTCAAATTCCGGGGGCTTTTCACCAGATCGATGTACTGCATTGATTCCAGGGCGAGGATTTCGGTTTTGTCGATCATCAGAACGCCCGCCATCGTTTTTACATCGCTAAGCGTGCCAAGCACCCCGCACGATAGGCGCGAGCAGTTCCCAAAAAATGTTTTATCCACCAGGGCCGGACTCTGCGAGGTGCCGTAGATTTGCATCGCCGAGTGTCGCCCCTGGCGCGTGAGCATTGACCACCCATCAGGCGCCCAACCGGGAAGCGTAACGTCTGCGAGTTCTTCGGCTACGCATACCAGGTCGCCCGCCTGGTCTGCGATCTTGCACCAGGTTGAAAACTGCGCCCGCATCGCCTTCGGTGTGCGTATCCCATGAAACGCGAAAGCAAACCGTTTCGCTTTCAACATCGCCCGCGCCATCGCGCCCAGGGAATCGAATGAGGTCAGGCCCAGAGGCGCCCATTCGTGCTTCGGGTCCCACACCACCAGGCGCCGCGGTTTCGCTGCCGCTAGTTCAAGCTTTATCCGTGAGGATTTCCCGCTGCCCGACGATCCAAAAAATCCGGCAATCGATACCCCGTGCGCTGAATTCACGAATCGATGCGCGGCTCCGCATCGCCCGCTGCCGCGCCTCCGGTTTCCGTTGCTTTCACCTGATCGCGTTCGTGGTCTGCTTTCAATTTTTTCAATGCGCTTATGTCGTGTTTTACGCCTTGCCAAGTTGCCACCGCCAGGGGCAACAGCACCGAGGCACACACAAGTTCTTTCTCCCAGGCCGCGAGCTTGATGTAGCTCTGCAATCCGTATTTGTCGATAACGGGGGCTGTCGCCGCCGCAATTTCGGCAATGTTCGGTTTCGTGTAAATCTGCGCAAGGGATGGCAGCATCGGCGAAAGCATCTTCGTTACGATAAACAAAAGCGCCTTGAGTTCTTGCTCTGTAGTCAGCGCCTGGGGTTCCGCACCCGGAGCTGCCGCGCCAGGGGCCGCGGGCGCCCCGCTCGATGCGGTTCCGAATTCGCCATCAATCGCCGCCGCCTCTTGCAACAGTCTTTCCGCGTGTGCGTTTTTTTCGGTCGCCATGTTATCGCCCCCCGAATGCGAAGGGCGAGCGCCGCACCTTGACCGCTTGCGCCGGGACAGGGACAGGGACAGGCTCAGGCGCCGCCGCGGGCGCCGCGGGCGCCGCTGCCGCTTTCGGTGCGGGCGCCGCGTCTAGGGAGGTCGCCGCCAAGAGGGTTGAATAGTGCTTCGTCCCCTCGTTCGCGTAGTGCGGAAAATCGCACCAGGGACAGGGCGCCGAAAGTTTGCCCGTTGCGGTTTTCTTTACCGGGATGCGTTCCCGGCAGGACCAGCACTCATACGTTCCGATCTTTTCGTGTGCCATCGCTTTTTACTCCGTCAAGGTTAGATGACGGTAGCCCCCCGGCTTTTAGCGATTCGATTTCGTCCACCAGCCGCCCCAGGAGCGAAAACGCCGCCCCCGCAAACCGCCCCGCCGCGATCCGCGCCGCAAAGGGCAGCGCGTCAAATGCAGACTTCAATTCGTCCAGGTCGCCCCGCACTAGCGCCCCTTCATCAATTCGCCAATGGCCCGCAGGTGCGCCGCCGCGGTATCTCGGGATGCCCGCGCCGGTTCCGGCGCCGTTGTCGCCTCTGGCGTTGATCTGGCACGCCTGGGGGCATTCCCTGGGGTTGCGGTGCGTGTAAAGGTTCCCGCTTCGATGGATTTGAGAATCGCCCGAAAATAGGGAATCGGTCCCCTCTGGATAGCGCCGTTTTTTTGGGCATAGGCGAGTTCGTCTAGGGCCGCTTGCGCCTGGTCAAAGGCGCCGGGGTGCCGTTTCAATTCGTTCCGCAGTTGTTGGTCAACGTCCCGGAGGGACGGTGAGACTTGCAAACTATCCACAGAAATTCCACCAACCTCTGCATAGTTGTTGTTGTTTGATACGGTAACCGGATGTGTGGCGGCTTTGGGGTTTGATGGTCTGGCGGCTTCGGGGTGCTTTTCCCTCTGTAGCGGTCTGGCGGCTTGGTCTGGCGGCTTACTGGCGGCTTTGCTTTGCACAAAAAAATCCCGCTTCGATAACGGCAGGAAAAAAATGAGCTTTCGTTGAGCCTCAATCGAGCGCATTTGCACCAGGCCGGATTTCACCAACCACCGCGCCGCCCGCCGCACCTGGTCAGGAGAAGGGCGCCCGCCGCGCATACCAGGGCCGGGTTCGACGTAGAGCGCCTCACTCAAGGCAAACCATGAGATTTCCGGCCGCACGCCCACGGTGCCGGTGCGGTAGTCCATGCGGAGGCGAATCGCCAGGAATAGGACTTGCGCCAGGTGCGGTAATCCGTAGAGAAGTTCGACTTCCGGCCCGGTGAGCGATACGCCCCGGCTCATAGCAAGGCCAGGAGCGCGAATTCGGCAATGGCCAGGAGCGCCCCCGCGAATCCCATCTGCCACAACCCCTGATAGCGTTCCCATTGCGCCAGGGTTTTTAGATCGTCCCGCAAGCCGCCCGCCGATGCGCCCAGGTTCATTTGCGCCCCCGCTTAGGGGCGAAGGATTCGCGCAACAGGTCAACCGCGGATTCGAGCGCCTCCCGTTGCTCTGATATCCGCTGCCGCCTCTTGCGGGCCGCGATTCGCTCTCGGTGCAACCAATCGCGCACCACCAGGGAAAGCGCCGCCTCCGGTTTTGTCTGCCCCTGGCGCCGCCGCACACAAGAGAGCGCCTCAATATCGAGCAGTTCTTCTCGGGTCAATCGGATCTGAACCGTCACCAGTTCAGAAAATAAAAAGGGGCGAACCGCCGCCGGATCGCCCCTGGCACCGCCCACATCACCCACACCACTATTAAGGCTTTCGCCTCTTGACTTGTCCACTTTAGCCCCCCGGCTGTAATTGGCAGGTGTTCGCCACGCCCCCCTGATCGCCGGGGAGGGCTACCAGGTGAGCGCAGCGAACTGGGGCGAATGTACTACAAATTACTTCGTAGTACTCCAATATCGTTAAGTGTTCCAATCGCTTTGGATAGTTGAATGGCTGTGTACATAGGCGTACCCTTCCGGGATATCCGGGATAACCGGGGTCTATAGGGGCCGCATTATGCAAACCACTCAAGAATTTCTGGATGCCATCGCCGCCAAGCATGGAGGCGCCTCAGACTATCGACTGGCAAAAATGCTAGGAATAGGCACGAGCGCTATTTCTGCGTACCGCTGCCGGGGAGTCACCTTTTCCGATAAACAGGCGTTAAAGGTCGCCGCTGAATTGCAGATTGACCTTGGATACGTTCTCGCGTGCGTGCACGCGGAAAGGGCAAAGCGTCCCGAAATTCGCGCC